AACGAACTCCTTATTATTTACATAATGTTCGGATCTTTTTCTCTTAGTCATGCCTGGTTGTATCATAACTATATCTCATCATTATGTATAAAGTATATCATCTATCAATGTACTTGACAAGTCTCAAATACCGTGTAGAATACCTTTGTGGAGGTTGATAAGGGAGCTTTAATTCTTTATATCTTTAGAAGGAGTATTATAGAGTTTCTCTAGAACTTCTCTAGCATCATTTACACTAGAGATATAACCCATCTTCTTATCAAGTTTGTGGTTAGATGAACCGTGCTTAGTGTCTGCTTTTCTAACATACTCTTGATGCATCAATATCATTTCAATATCAGTTGACTCAGACATCGTTAATACGTCATTCAAGTTTACAAAGAACATATCATCAGTAGTAGTCTTCAACCAAGGTTCTACCTTATATCCAATCATTCCAACTCTACCTTTTATCTCTTTAATGATAATAGGGTTTGAAACAACTAACACAGTCCTATCTTCCTCTTCTTCTGCTGCTACTTTACAGAAGATCTCTTCACCAGATTTTAGTTTTATTGTTGCATAGAAATCGTCTTCAATCATACGCTCTTTAAGTGAATGGTTATGATATCATAATTAAAGTTCTCTTCATTGTAGATTTTTATTCTTTCAATGAGATGGTTTAAAGTATAGTTTCTTCTAGTTTTTGTGGAGCAATCATCTGCTATATCATACAGTGTTGCTTTTACTTTGTCTTTTCCTTTTCTAAGAACTCGTCCAATACTCTGAAGATTGCGGATTCTGGACTTACTTGGAGAGGCAAAGATAACATTATGGAGGTTTTTAATGTTGATACCAGTAGAAAAAGTTCCATAAGATGCGACAATGACAGCATTGTTTTCTCTTTCTGTGATCTCTCTAACTACCTCCCTTTCTTCTGCGTCTACACCACCATGTACAAAAAATACCTTACGGTTATCACGCTTGTTTTTATTTATCTGATCGTAGAGCACTGCTCCATGTGCTTCGACTCTTGCAAAAAGAACAAGAGTGTTTCCTTTAAGATCTAATGTTAGATTTTGTATGAACTTGTTTCTTTGTTCATGTGAAATAAGATATTCTATTTCATCATTATAAGTTTCAAATGTTTGTGGTTTATGTTTAAGCACAAGACATTGAATATCTAACTGTGATAGATGACCTTGTTTCATTAACTCATCAGTCCTGGTCACCTTGTATGATGGTCCAAAGACCCCCTCTAAGACCCATTTATGCGTCTGTGTGCCGTCTAAAGTTCCAGTGAAACCAAACCGGTATTTTGCATGATGAAGTTTGGTCATGATGGATATTAGAGACTTACTCTTGAAGAGATGTGCCTCATCACCAATAACTACATTGTACTCCTCAAACCAACTTCTATCTAACTTATAGATAGATTGCCAAGTGGTAATAGTTACAGGAGCATCACTGTTTTTTTCTCTACCACTATAAATTTTGTGACAATATGACTCAGCGTCCCAACCATAATCTTCAAAATCCTTGTACATCTGCTCTACAAGAGATGTCGTTGGAACGACTAGAAGGATTTTTTGCCCTTTGTCTACATAATACCTCACTAATGAATAAATCATCAGAGATTTGCCGCTCGCAGTGGGGCTTATCAATAGTTTTCTGTTATGCCTTAAAGCATCGTATACTCCCTCAATTTGATATTGACGTGGTTTGTGAGAGCATATAGAATGCATAAAACCTTTAACACCCTCAAATGATATCTCATCATTTACTTCAAAGGGTTGTCCGTAAAATTTATTATTCTCGAAAGAAAAAGTATATCCGTAGTTCTTACAAAAACTTACTATCTTGTCTAACAGACCAACATAGATCTGTTTAGAACGCATGTCATATAGATGTATTTCTCCATTCCAGTTTTTGCCACGATACTGTGGCATGAACTTAGCATTTGGTACTTCAAACTTGAAATGATCTCTTAACTCATACTCGATATGAGGTTCCGTGTTTATTTTAAGAAATACTTCGTTTGATTTTGATATAACGAGGTCTGTTGTATTCACGATAAATCATTATCTGTGAATATTTATCACTCCTTGTTGAACTTATATTCAAGAACAATTCTGTACAAAAAGTTTTTAAGATATTGAAGTCTTTCTTGCTCCTGAGGGTGACCACCACACCATTTATCCAAATGGACAGAAACTGATTTATAAAGCAAATAAAGATCTTCAGGACCAAACTGCAACTCAATGTAAGTTCCGTCTGGATCAAAGTCTTCATTTTCATAAACCCAGTCTTCGTTCATTATCCTAGACCTGCGTTGAATCTCATGAACTCTATCGCGTTTTTGATTTGATAGGTTCTGTTTTGAACTACTTTAAGTATACTCTCAATATAGACAAGCATTGTATCATAGTAATCAATTTTTAAAGATACTCCTGACAACTTCTCATCAGCGTCAAGATATTTCTGCATTGTGTCCTTATCACGGACTTTTTTAGGGAAAGGGTTTTCTATGTACACTTCAGGGTCAGCTTTACCACTAAAGTATTCATACCTTTCGTGACGGATATTCTTTCTCTGTTGTTCTGCTTTCTTCCTTAGAAGAAATATGGTATTATAAAGTTCAAAGTATTTTGCATGTAGAGATGGGATTTTCAAAGACTCTTCATGTAAGTTGTCCCTGTCTATTTCAGCATCTTTTTTCCACATCTCTTGAATTGCTTCAAGATCAAGACTCATAGTTTGTTGCCGGACATATCAGTTATATTGTAGATAGTATACTTGAAAGTGACATCTGCTGTAAAGTATTGTATGTCCTCACTGGTAGCATCAAAGTTAAGAGTTGACAACTCAGTTGGAAACATATCTTGAAACATCACCTTGAAGTTTGGGTTCTCCTTGCTAGTAAGTATTTGCAGTGTAGCATCAGAGAAAAGATTTAACTCAGAGTTTCTTGGTTGGTTAAAGTTTTCGGTATTTTGTTGCCAATCACGTATTTCTGATAAACTTTCAGGATATCCTAGACCTCTTATCCAGTTGTATATCTCCATGTAGTTTTCAAGGTTTTCATCAACCAGAAAACGAAACGTGAAGTCTTCAAACTGAACCTTATCTCCAGGAACATCGATGTCCTTCAGATAAGTTGGTTGTATCGCAGTCCCCATTGAGATGGCAGGAATATTCGCTGCGTTACCAAAGAAAGCAACTTTAGGTGCTCTTTTTAGCGTGAACTTAAAACCAGTTGGTGATAGGAAGTTCCTATTGCTCAACTGATTCTCAAATGGGTTGCCGTATGACATTATCCTTTTCTAAGTATTTAGATAAAAAAAGGACCCCAATCGGGGTCCTATATCAGGCAACACGAGTAACCCTATAACCATACTCCTTTGATGGTTCATGGTATTCGGCAGAAGTTCGCCATACTCGACCACCAACATTACCTGGAGAAGGCACATTTGGGCGTCCCTTTCCACTCGTAGCTTGTTCTTCAGTTCGCTTTACCCAAAACGAATCACCGACACCATACTCCCTATCACTCCATGGATAGAAACTCTTGGAGTTGAGTGGGAGAAATCCAGAAGCTCCCTTTGGGATCTTCACGAAAGAAGGTGCTAAGGGTTTGGTCTTGAACTCATTATTCAACATTGCAAAGTCCATGGGCAAGGGTTTGCGTAACAACAAAAGAATTATAAAACGGCACAAACGGGATGTCAAGAACTAACTGGGACCATAAAAAAAGAGGGTCCGAAGACCCTCTTGCACTTCCTTCACACGTAGTGAAAGTATATCACATAAGGTTCTTAACTGCAACACGTCTGTAGTAACGGTTTGCATTGATGTTAAGTTTGCCGAGTTGTGCTTCGGTGCCTTCAGCGAAGGGGTTCGCAACGATACCGTAGCGAGTCTTGAAGCCAATCTTGGGCTGGAAGGTGTCCTCTCCAACGGCGCGAACCATCTGAAGGGGAACGTAGGGGCAATAGAACAGACCAGCGTCATAGGGGGAAGTACCCTTATAACCTACAACGTAGTACTGGTTGCCAGGAGTTGCGTTGGCGGAAGTCAGGTTTGCAGAATAAGGATCGATGTATACACGATACTTACCTTGCAGAACACCAGCGAAGGTGTTACCGGTGTCGTCAACGGTCAGGTTTGCATTCAGTGCAGGGGTGTAATCGAGTACACCAGCCATGGTGAGTGCAGAAGCAACGTCAGCAGAGCAAAGGATAGTGTTGCCCTTTCCTCTACGAGTTCTTTGTGCGATAGCGTTAGCGTCTCTTTCGATCTGGAAGAGCAGACCCTTGAACTTCTCAACACTCCAGCGTCCGTTGGAGTCGATGTCAAGGTCAAATACACCAGACTGAGCGACGTTTTGAGCAGCACCCTGTTCAGCAACCTTATAGATGGTTCTGATAACTTCGCGGTTGATCTCAGCAAGAATCTCAGTGGAGAGAATGTTTGCGAGTTCAGCCTCGGCGTTCAGACCGTGGATTGCTTTCAGGTCTTGTGCCAGTTCCAAGGAGTACTCAGCTTTGAGTGCTCTGGACTTAGCGGTTACAGTGACTTTCTCGATAGAGAATGCCATCTGGTTGAACGCATTAGCATCGGCGTCTCCGAGTGCTTCAGCGTTTGCTGTGGTCATACCCTGACCAACATCGTATCCGAAGGAGGATGCAGATGAGATGGGGTTAAGTGCAGCAGGGTTGCTACCGGACTGGGAAGTAGTACCCATACCAGCAGCGGTGTCGGTCATTCCAGCCGTAAGGTTACGGGTGAAGTTCTGACCGGAGAATGCGGAATCGGGCTCGTCGTAGAATGCCTCGGTTCCAGACATGGACTTGTAACGGGAGCGCATCGCGAAGATGAGTCCAGTAGGTCCACTCATGGGTTGAACGCCAGCCAGATCGTAAGCGATCAGGTTAGGCATAGAGCGTCTGATCAGGGAGATCAGAACGGGGTCGAAGTTAGAAACTCCACCATTGGAGACAGAGTTAGTAGGAGCAGCCTCAGAGAGGAGGGATCCACCTGTCTCGAAGGAGGAGGACTCCTTCATGAATTTTTCCTGGTTTTCGAGCAGGACAGCGGTTACAGCCTTTCTATGGGGGTCCTTGATAGACTCAAGACCTTCATATTCGAGAAGGGGCTTCCACTTTTCCTGCAACTGTTCGGATTGGAACATTGCGGGTTACCTAAAGTTAGTGTTTGTTTGTTATGTAATCAGATTATTTGCTAAAAGTTCCCAGGGATCTGAGATATGCACTCATGGTATCAGAATATTGCTGATGGTCATGAGTCTCTCCCTCAGAAAGGGTTTCTGTTTTAGCAGCAGGAGCAGTCGTTCTGGAGAAGTATGACTCCTTCAGAGTCTCCAGCTTTTCACGATATTCTTCTTCACTTTCAAACTCTACACTTTCAGCAAGTGAAGCGAGCTTCTCTTTCTGAGTGGACGCAAGTCCTTCAGAAACTTCATCAAGGATACCGTCTGCAACAGACTCGCTGAGTCTGCTATTCAGAGCAATATTTTTCTCGATTTGCTCGTTGAGTTTTGTCTCCATATCATCAAGTTTTTCTACCATGCTCTCAAGCACATCATATTTTTCTTCAGGGATAGTTACATAATGTTCTTCAAAAAGACCCTTCATTCCTTCAAGGAACGATTCGGTCATTTCAGTCTTGAGACCTGCCTCAATGGCGAGTGCGTTTTCTTCAAACCACTCGTCAGAGACATACTCAAGATAGGAATCTACACGCTCAGCGAGAGAGTCCTTCGCTGAGGCAACTTCCTCAGCAAGCTTTTCATCGTACTCTTTTTGGATCTCTTCTTTGATAGCGGCAACCTTAGCGTTG